GCGTCTAAATGAGGTTTGCTTTGGCGGTAATACTCCCGCAAAAGTGTATTGTTATCTACATTAGAATAGTCAGCGTTTAATCTCACATAATCTTCTAATGTTCCGCCAGTTTCATTCATAAAGTCTACAACCTTTTGAATGTTTTCTGGCAATGGTTCTGCAATATCTTGTGATTCTTGTACTGCCTCCTCAACTTTTTCCTTCAAAGTTTCGGTTTGCTCTTGAATCTCTTCTTCTGTTATTTCTTGTATTACAGAATCTTCTGTTACTTTTTCTTCGGAGGGCCGTACTTCTTCAGCCACTTCCTCGCTGCTTTGCGAGTCTTCGGATTCTCCGATAGAATCATTGCTCTCATCTGTTGTATCGATTTGAACGGCATCTTCTTGTTCTTTTTTATCGGTGATATCTACTTTAATGGTATCACCTGTTTCTTTTGTTTCTTCCGGCTTTTGAGACAAATCTATTTTAATAGTCTCAGGTGTCTCAGAAAGCTGTTTAATTTTTCGAGGTTTAACTTTAAATTCTCCCTCTTGCTTGACTGTTTCTGCCATGATATAATATTATAAAATTAATAAAAATTACTTAGGGTCAAACTGACCTAAATCAAAACCGCCTAATACATCAAATCCTGCGGATTCAAAGTTTTTTGGTAGTGTATCGTTTTTACGCTGATCAATTAATTCTGATTGTTGCGTTGCTTGTATTTTAGTGCGCTCATCTTTTCTATCTTCTTTATAAGCGTCTTTATTTTTTATAGCTTCGGCCTGAGCTTCCGCTAATTGTTTATTAAATTGGAATTCAAGTTCCATTAAGCGCATTTTAATTTCAGCTTCTCGCTCAAGTTTTTGTATCTCAAACTGTGACTTACCTTGTTCCAATTGTAGTTTACTTTCAGTAAGAGCTTGCTGTTTTTGCAATTCTGCAAGAGCTGCTTTTTCTGCGGTTTCTGAATTAGCCTGTGCTTGCGCTTGTATATTAGCTTGTTGAGCTTGTTGATCTGCTTCTTGCTTTTGACGTCTTTTAAGTCTTAAATATTTATTAGCTAAATCAATATTTTTAATATTTTGAATTTCTATAACGTCATCTAAATATATTGCGCCAGCTTGTAATGATGCTTGTATATTTTGTTGCAGCTGAGCTTTTTCTTCCTCATCAGGCTCAAGCTGTAGGTATATACCAAAATCATGCAAATGTAAATCCGACACCTCTTTTAATGTTTCAACATTAAATTGATTTATACTTTCCAACAGTGTTTCTTCTGTTAAAGCAAATTCAAATATATCTTTAGCTTTTAAAGAAATATTTTCACATAATCTAAGTGTAATAAAAGAAGCTGACTGTAATATATGTCTTGTAGCTGTATTACTGTTTGCTGCTGCAAGTTTTTGCAACCCAACTAAAGCATTTTTATCCGGTGTGCTACCGTCTCTTGCTTCATTTAATCCCGTCACGTCTCTTATCATCTGTAGATAATATTGATACGTACTAATAAGCGAAGCAATTTTACCTTGCCCAGAAGAAGTTTGTAGTTCTTGAATAGGTACTTTACCTGGGTTCATATCACCATCTTGCGTAAATGATCGTCCTACAATGCTACCCGTTTGGAAATACATGTTTAACGCCTCGGCTGGATTATAATTTGTTCCGTTACCTAAATCGACTTCAGCTAAACCATCAACATCAACGTAAACACCATCTGGCACCATACGAGACATTACTTGTTGTAATTTTAAATGAGTAAGCTGAATCATATCCGCAAATCCCGTTATACGACTTACTAATGATTCAACTCTTCCTTTATACATTCTAGGCGCAACTAAAGTATAATTCATTTCAACTTTAGGTGAGTCTGCATACGGCCGCGTCATATTTTCAGCCATCTTCCATGAAAGCATTTTTTCATGACCCAATATTTTAGCTCCTGTATATAACACCTCAATTACTCTTTCAACTCTTTCAAAGTTATCGCTTGGAGGAGGAGAAAAGAAGTCTGGCTTTTCTAGCGCTTTTTCTAAACCAAATTCTGTTTTTTTAATTTTAAATACTTGCTTTTCAAAAGTTTTGTATTCAAAAAACATAACACTAATTGTGTTATTGTCATTTTGCCCATAATAATTTCTTATATAATCATTATTACCTGGGTATTTTTGTATTTCAGCCAAATCTTCTGGTGTAAGATATGGAAACAATTTTGAAATTTCACTTAAAGAAATTTGCTTTACTTCTCCTATATAATATAAATCATCAAAATTAGGATCTTCTGTATAAGAATAAACCAAATTTGCTGGATCAACATATTTTACCTGAAGTCCATTTGATTTATTATATTCTGTTTTAGCAGCCCCTATACCACATATAACCAAATCCTGTATAATTCTTTTTCGAACTTCGTCATATTTGTTTTTATCTAAACAATTATTTATAAGCTGCTCGGTTGCTAATTCAACAGACTCTTTATAGTCCATTTGCATATGTAACTCAAACTCTTCTTTGTTTTTGGGTAAACTTTGTGGGTCATCAGTTGAAAAGAAGTTTCTGCCAGTTTGCTGTGTTAATGCCATGAGCTGACCATACTTTTTCATGTCCAGCATTATATTTTTAGCGTACTCTGTTTTTTTCTTTTGAGCAACCGGGTCTTGCGCGTATGCTTTTATTTCATAATTACGTTGCGACATACCGTTTACAACAATATCTACAAATTTTGGCACAACAGGCACAGGTTTCCAGTCTAAGTTAAGATAAGATAAATCACCGTTAATAGATAATTCATCTTTATATTTTTGAATTGATTGCTCACCTCTGGCATATAGTCTTCTACGGTGATACTCTTGAAAGTTAGAAGTAAAGCGATCCCCCCCACGGTTATTTCTAAACCACTCGTTTTCAATAGCCCTCGCTACTTGCAAACCATAATCTAATGACTGCTTTTCCTCGCTAGGTACCACCTGATCAGGAAACGAGCTTTTGTAATTAGTATTAACCATTTATTGTATTATTTTTGAACTATATCCTTTGTTGTTATATTTTTTAAACCCTAACGGTACAGATTTTACAACTCTTTCCGCAGATGGTCTATATCTATTTTTATTGCAAGCCATAATAGCTAAACCAGAACTAATTGTTGCATCAAACTTTGTTCTATTGTTTATATTAAATCCAGCCCAGTCTTCTAATGTTTTTTGAAAGTATATATCTCCATACATACCTTCAGTAACTTGGCCCACGTAATTTTCTATATAACTTTCAATTGCAGCAGCATGTGCTTGCTTAATGTCTTCAGACGAGTTTGGTATACCGCCTATATCTTTTTCTGTAACAGAAAGCTTATTCCAAAGCTTATCTGGTCGGTTCATTGAAAAACCTCTATAACCTCTTCTTTTTAAATAATATAATAATCGAGGTTTATTATTTTCTGCGAGTAGTGGCATTCCGTAAAATGCTAACGCCATAAGCACATCTTCAAAAAATATTTCAGCTGTTTGAGGGCGTGCAATATATTCTAAAAAAAACATATTAGGCGGGGCATCTTCCATACTAAACTTTGTTAGACCATGCAAAGATCCTTTAGAGCCCCTTTTGTCAACCGTGCCTGATATATCGTACGAGTCACATCCAAACGCGCCAACATGCTCATTACCCGGATACTTAACACCATTCTTTACTATTACACGGTTTTGTAAATTTTTAGGAGGCACCCAAGATACTTTAAACCTTCCGTTTGTATTTGGCGCAAATATAACATTGCTATCCTGTTGCCCATTTTCCCATTGAAAGTTACCTTGTGTAACCCGCATTATATTTTGAACTTCTTCATTGTAATCTATCTGTTCGTAAATCTTAGTTAGATTAAATAAAGACTCTTTTGCTTCGTCTCTAAAAGCATGTTGTTCAGTTCTTGGAAACTGACGATAGTATTCATTTAAACTATCCTGATCATTCCTAAGCCCGTCAACTTCATTTTGCCAATGCTCTATAACCCCCTGGTCAATAATTTCTCCATACGGCCCATCAATTTGTTCCTCTGGTGTATCAAAGACAGGGTTTCCATAAGAATCAATGAACCCTTCGTAGTTCCATTCCATAGGTATGAACAAAGAATATAATCCCGAGCTAGTCTGTCCATTGCGGTTTCGTTTAGTAACGTCTGAATCCTCGTATAGTTTTTTGAAATTTGCTCCACCTTTA